TTATTTTTCCACCAGAAATTTCTGGAGATCATCTCTTGCTTGCTTCATTGTCTCGATGCCGTTGCCGGTAATTTCATGGTTTATAATAACTAGCAAACATCGAAGGATCATACGATTGGTGCTTTCGTACTCTTTTATACGCCGATTATCGTTATCGAGATATTCCGTGTGCTTGGCTACAGTTGCTTTCAGATCGCAACTCGGCTTCCGGAGTTCTTTTACGATCTTCCATAATCCCCATAGAGCTCCTGCGATCGAACAAATCCAAAGAATTTGATCAGTTGAAATTGTATAATTCATTCACCATCCTCCGAGGTTACCCCTTCGATAAACTTAGCAAATGCTTTGCCAAGCTGATGAGTGCCGGTACTGATTAATCCCATTATAGCTCCATACACAGCTGACTCTATCGAAAAACCAGATACAGCCATATTAATGCAAGCTCCAAAAAACGCAAGGATGATCGGAATATCGTCATTTGGAACTCGTTTCAAAAGTGACCAATGCTTAATAGCATATCCAATCATCAAGCACGCCAACACAACTATTCCTACAAAATGTTCATATACGCCTGTAAAATCCATCATAATTACTCCTTTGACTTATCTTCGTCGCCGGTCTCCTCTAACTTATTCTTATACGCCTCCTGTTCCTTCGCAAGTTCAGCTGCTACTGCCTGCTTGACCTGTACAGCAATACCGTCAATAATCGGTTCAAGCACAAATAACGGAACACCGGAATTATTAATAAGATCGACAAGTTTCTGAGTAAACTCAGCGCGAGCTACAAGGGTCGGTTTTTCTACTGTTTTTTCGTCAGCCATGGTGATTCTCCTTTCAAATTGTCAGAATATAATTGATCAGCCTACAGAATTCTTAACATTCGTGTCAGATGTATCTGATCCGGAATTTTCAGACATAAGCTGATCCTGCAGTGTGTAACAAGCATCCTCAAACTCTGCTTCATCCTTACGGCACTGTACACGATTCTTCTTATAAAGTGCTTTATCTGTCTGATAGGAAGACAGAGTCATGTCCCCCGGGTTGCTTGAATCAATAACACAATTGAAATGTGCTGCAATCTTTCCATCGATCGCGGAATCAGCGTTGATAGTGATAGACTTCGTGTTGTTTGTAATCATAGTAAATTCCTCCTTAAAATATAATACTTACAACTGCTTTTCGAGCTTCGCGATCCGTTCAAATGCCTGATCAAGAATAACTCGCATTGTATCGAGTTGCGATTCAAGTGTACGTATGCGGTCTTTTTGAATTGATGATTCGGTATCAAGCTCTTGTATGCCTTTGATAGCGTATGCACATAAATATAATTCGTTGATTGATTTATAGTACGGATGACCGTCTACGTAACCACCGCCGCTTACAAGGGTATCGTTGATTTGTTCCAATTCATCTGCAATAAATCCAATCGGATAGAATCGATTTTCATCAACCCTTGAGAAAGATCGTACTTTCATTTTTCTGATAGAATCTAATCCACACACGGATGAATAAGAAATATCAGTTTTCAACCGTATATCAGATTGGGCTTTCGTAACCACAGCGGAAATGCTATGCCATTTGACAGTACCGTTGACGTAATGCTGCATCCACAGCACACCAGAGTATCTATCGTTATACAAATAAATATATTTATTGTCCGCATTGCTTCCCAAACGAACTCCTACATTCTGGTTCGTAGCAGTGACTTGCGATCCGGCGACAAGATCTCTATAATACGATTCTATATCGTTGCTGGCAGCAATTGCTCCCCCAGTCCAAATATTTTTGTCATTTACAGCTCGGATCCATACGTCATCGCTCATATAAAAGCCGCCTTTATGGTTTACAAATGATAAACGATCGTCTGAGCTAAACTCTACATTATTGACTCTTAATACACCAGATGCTGATTCGATGATTCTTGAAGTAAAGTCAGCCGTTGAATAATTGTAATGGAAATCAATATATGGGTATTCATGCGATAATTCGATGTAGGGAGCACTTAACATGCCCGTAACAGTTACATCCGAATCGAATTGGGCACTTCCACCTGCTACGTTAAAGTTTCCTCCTATCTCTACAGCGTCTCCACGAATACGAACGGTGCCTATTTCTCCCCACGGATTGATCCATAAAGAATGGGGGTCGTCGATACTTACGCCAGCACTCAAAACGGTAACTGTGCTGCCACCAATATCTTTCATTTTGATTATTTCATCAATTACAGCTGTTGTCGCATGAATCTCTCCTGTAATATTCGCATTATTAAATATCGCCTCGCCGGTTGCTCTGACAATGACTGGCCAATAATACGGATCGGCTGTTGTACCAGCACCAGTACGAACTACCAACACATCTTGGGTTGCATTAGAACCGTTCGCCAAAAAGGTGTAATTCCCTTTTGAGTTTGTGCTATCTAACGCGTCCGCAGTAATTCTCCATCCGCCAATAGTGCCGGTGCTCGCTGTGATTTTTCCACTGATCGTAGCATTTGTTGCTTCAATACTACCATCAGTGTTTACCTTGAAGAGATTATTGATGGTGGTAAGACCCTCGAGCGAGATCTTACTTGCCTGGATTTTGACAGATTCAGACGTCTGATTGATAGCAGACACAATACCATTTTTGTCGACCTTTAACTCGATTGCATCGGAATTCACTTTGATAGATGCCTCGGCTGTATCGAGTCGCTTCTTGGCATCGGTCATGCCACTTTCCAGCGTGCTTGTTCGCGATGAAACAAGAGTCAGATTAGCATTGGTCTGCTTAATATCAGCCGCTGTCTGCACTACTTTCTTTGTGACAGAATTAAGAATTGGTGTGGAGTATGTTATGTCACCACTACCATGAACAGTAGCCGTGCGAGTCCATATACAGGTATTCTCTTTCAGCTCAGGAACTGTATCTAACCACGTGCCGCCGGTTGCTGAAGTGGTGGATGTAGAAAGGTAATACTGCGTTATGACAGATGTTACGGCATCCTCTGGTGCAGGTGTCCAGTCTGTTGCTACGTTGCCTTTTTCGAGTTTTACATTTTTTATTCTAGCTGTGAAACTAGCTTCTACATCGGCATTGGAATTATAGAATTGTATAGACTGTTGAACTCCGACATTGGCTGAAGCTTGAATAGGAATAGTTATAACTTTGTTGACATGATACCATTTATTAAGCTCACATCCATTGCTGCCTACTATTGGTAGATCATGTTGAGTAACGGCTCTCCATTGTCCTGTGGACGTTTGACCTGATGGAGCGCTGGCATATCTTTGCCCCATCCAAAACTCATTACGGTCAGATCCAGTTGGGAAGTTCCACTCTGTATACATAATGTCATATGACCAAGTATATGTTTCGCCAACAATATAATCTCTCACGCCTAATAAAAACCCATCACCAAGGGGGATGCTAGCGTATTGTTTTTTGGATTTCAACGTAAACTCAGCATACTCATCAGTTACTGTGTTAAAATACTTAAAGAATCCACTTTTTGTGTCTCCCTTACTGTTGAGTATTAAATTCCTTCCACCAACACTCATTCCATCCAGTGTACTTCCTACTGTGTAAGACGTGCTTGTGGTATTATCGGTATAGGTGAAAGTAGTCTTCGTCCAGAGATACTTATTGGTGGAATCAGTAGCTGGTACGGAACCTTGCCAACCGGAAGAAGGCTCTGTGGTGTTCGAGCTACTTTTTGCATACGTAATTGCTGTAGATTTGATACCTTTACCGGCCGCACCAGTGGATCCCTGTTTTGCCACAGAATATGATACAGTGCTTTTGCCATTTGAGTAATATACTGTGGTCTTTGTCCAGAGATACTGTCCTGCCGGTACATCAGGTATCGTTGACTGCCAAGTGGAAGGAGCCGCTGTGCCACTTGACGATTTCTGATATTCGACTGATGTCGAAGTAATAGTTACTGAAGTGCCATCGGCGATCCGTACTACTGTGATTGTATCTGACGCCTTGATCGCCATGTGCTTACCCTCCTATCCTTCAAGCTGTGCTGTGAAATTTGCCTTGTTTTCTACATCTCCCGCAGAAATAGTGTATGTCTGACCGGTTGCTATCGCTGTAGTGCCACCATCCTTGTACCACTTGATCGTACCAAGCGCTGTAAGTGCGGATCCAGTCATCTCAATGCCGCCTTTATATACATGCGCAGTTAGAGTCGTGGCGATACTGGTATTCTTGAAAATAACGCCGGCACTGGAGGTGATTACAAGCGCAAGAGCATCTGCACCGGCTGCACCCTTATCGCCCTTATCTCCTTTGGCGCCGTTCGATCCGTTTCGAGTAACATTGTAGCTTACAGCTGTCTTACCGTCGGAATATGTCGCGGTCGTCTTAGACCACATATACTGTCCTGCTACTGCTGCTGGCGGAGTGTCGACCCACGTTCCAGTTGGAACAGTTGTGCCGGACGTAGACTGCTGATACTGTACCTTAGAACTACTTACTGTCGGGGAAGTGCCATTTACTCCCTGCCGAGCTGCAGAATATGATACTGTCTGATTTCCATCGGAATACGTAACTGTTGTTCGAGTCCAAAGATACTGACCCTGTGGTACCGTAGGGATGGTTGACTGCCAGGTTCCAGTCGGCGCAGTTGTTCCGCTTGATCCAGACAGATACTCAATCGCTTTGGACTTGATTGTAACGCCGGTTCCCTTATCACCTTTGTCTCCTTTCGCTCCAGTAAAGGCAATAGCGAAAGAGAACTTCTTTACGATTGTGATATCACCAATCTTGATCGGAATATCAATCGTACCAGCCTTTGTGAGTGCAGAAGTTGCCGTGATAGTCAGAGTTGGGGACGGCGTCTTGTTGTCAGACACAACGCTCAACCCGTTCGGGCACGTTACTTCTCCCATTGTACAGCTTACGATCTCAGATCCGCGCATAGCCACAATCTGAGACGTTGTGCTCTGAGTTGTTGAAACGCTATCGGTATCACCAAGGAATGTATATGAATCGTTGGTGAGAATGACGGAATAGCCATCAGTGATATCAATGACTGATACCTGATTACTTGCTTTAATTGCCATGAAATTTTCCTCCATAATTTTGAAGCTTGCTTTTTGGGCATCTGTGAGTCCATTTTGAAACATGATCTCAATATTGTAATCGTCATCTATTTCAAGTGACTTCATGCCGCTTGTAGCATCTTCGTTTACATGAACAGCTTTAACCCATGTTCCATCCGGCTTCATGAAGCGGATCGTATGAGCTGGTAAGCTGTTCTGATTTAAGAATCCGTATGTATACTGATACTTTTTCTTGACTGGAATGGTATTGGTAAATATGGACTTGGGATGTTTTGTACCTTCTTCAAAGATATCCTCTGGCGCAGGTGTCCAATCTGTTGCGACGTTGCCTTTTTCGAGTTTGAGGTTACGAATGTATAAATTAGATTCGTAATTGCCATGAATTGCAAACCAGATTATTTTTTTAGCAAACGTATCTGCGTTTTCTGGTATAGTCCATGTCATAGAAACCCGTGTGAACTCACTTGATGGTATGAAATAGCATGATTTGCTTTGCGCTGTGCCAGTCCACCAATTACCGTCACCAGTAGAATTCATGTGTATTCGTAAAAAAGGAGTGTTAGAGTCAGACATTCCTTTTTACATCGAGACTAAATGTTATAGTGTCTCCTGCGTGTATACCAAGTATAGAATAATCATCGAATCTAAAACACGCGCCATTATTATTGCTCCCAGTAGATGGTGTTACGATATGATATCCTGCTGATTCGTATGAAAATAATGTTACACTGTTCGTACGACCAACGGCGTCACATATCAAACTTTCATTTATCATCGACGAGCATTTAAACAAATTCCTTCCACCATCAACGAGATAACCGCCATTCCAACTGCCGTTAAATACATTGACTAACACATTCCAGTCACCTCGATCCTACGGTTTTTTTTTTTGACATCGAATACCTCCTATATACGAAAAACAATCTTATAATATTGCATCCTCATAAAAGATATCAAGCCCATAAGCCACAGCCGCATCATGCTCAATACGGCATCCACGGGCTTTCTCCCAACCTTTACAGAAATAAGCCGCATGGCACAGACTCATATTCTCCAAAGACTTAGCCAGGAAGCAGAGCGGAATCTGTACAACCCCACGTTCCTTCATGGATTCGTTGCTGTACCATTCATCGGTAAAAAGGGTGTTTACGATTTCGTAGCCCTTTGCTTTCAGAGCTGCAACTGCTTTTTCTCTCGTCGCAATAATTTCCTCATCGGTTTTTCCAGCCATTGGCTGAGATAACATCGCTTTCATCATGTTTCGTGCCTCCATTATTTGATTTTTAATGTTCTGAATCCATCAACGGTCATTCGATCTTTTCTGAATTTAAGATCAGATACCTCCTACATATTCAAACTGCAGGTGAATACAGCTTTTGTCTGTATGTCTTTTGCAGCCAGAGTGATAATAAATCCTTCGTCAGACACTCGTTTATCAGATCTATCGAGAGGACTGAACTCTGATTCTCCCATCTGCTTACAAGCCCACTGTAAATATGCATCAGTGCCAAACACCTCATGCATCTGACGAGCGGACGTGATGGTCTTGTCACCAACAATGATTGTAACAGTGAATGTAGTCGCAATATCTGAATTCTTGAATACAGCTCCGTTCGACGAATCAATTACCAGAAGAACGCTGTCGTCACCTTTTTCGCCCTTGAACTCTCCGCTATCCATACGCTTCTGAAGACCATTTACAGTATTAAGAGCAGATCCAGCATTCGATACTGCATCGTTGACATCTTTGTCAATAACGTCCATCTTCTTCTCGTACTCGAGAGAAGTGACATAGGTTTTGCTCACAGATGACTTGAACCCTTCCAGATTCTGCTCGACACTGCTTGTTCGCTTTTCAAGAGCTACCACTGTAGACCCATCAGCTTTCGTTTCTACGGTTTTTTGCAGAGATCCGATCGACGCAGAATTCTGTTCAGTAGTCTGTTTACCGAATTCACCGTGTTGGTAAGTTCCTTCACAGTCGATCCATCCGCTTTTGTCTGAATCGTCTCAGACATCTTCGTAATAGAGCTGCTGTTTTCATCAACGGTTTGCTTTACCTCATTGAATACGTCCGTAGACACCTTGGTTCCAAGATCAGTCTCGACCTTGCTCGTCCGCTGTAGCAAACTGTTTAATGTACTGTCTGTATTGGTAATCCATTTTGAGGTATTTGTCTCGAAAGACTTGAGACCGCTGATATCGCCTTCTACCGTAATCAGTTCCTGCAGTGCCTTTGTCACATCAGAATCCTTGACGAGAACCCATTCGTATACTGGTTCGCTTACAGATCCTGTATTTGCAAATCGGTAACAATATCCGTTAGCTGTATCCTGCGAATTGACAACATAAGCAACATCGCCAATATGCTTGTTCCGTGTATCATTATCCGTCCACTCTTCCGCCGGAGAGTTATTAAGCGTCGGGATCGTCGTTACGGTATAAGTCTCTATTGCATTGTCGATCTGCTTCTGTAAATCATCAGCCTTACTGTCCAGATACTCTTTTGTCGGGACTTCTTCAGCCAATTTGCTCAGATCAATAGACTTATTACCGATCCGCTGCCCATTGATCGTACCGACTGTAATGTTATCGGCATTCAAATTCGTTACAGTGATCTTTGAAGCGTCGATTGTGCCAGCTGTCAATTTACTAGCCGAAATATCGTGAATCTTTGCATCTGTGATTGCACCATCTCTGATCAATGCACTGTCAATCGTACCATGAGCTACATTCGAAAAGTCGACTTGGGCGTACTTTGCAAGTAGCTCCGTAGTCTCAGTCCTCGAAATATAAGCTTTATCGATGTTGGCAACGGTTGATGTAAGACTCGTGATCTTCGCATCCGCCGCATTCAACGAATCGATTGTGGCATATTTCAGCTTGGCGTCCGCAGCTTTCAGAGTCGTAGCATCGAGAGCGGATATCTTTGCATCGGTAGCATTCAGTGAATTGATCGTGGCGTACGTAATCTTGGCATTTTCTGCTGTCAGATATTTTGTGTCGAGTTTATCGAATGTACCATTGATGGCTTCAAGATCCTGAATCGTAGCGTATGTCAAATTCGCTTTCTCTGCAGTAATATAAACAGTGTCGATCCGCTTGAATTCCGCCGATACCGCTTCCTTGTATGAGTCCATTGCCCTCGTATTCACCGAAGGAGAGCTCATATTAAAAGCAGCAATTGCTGAGTGGTTTTTGATGAGCACTGCTACTCTATCACCATCATCAACACTTGCTGCTACCGAGACCGGAGTATACAATTCGGATCCATCAAGCTTTACATAATTATGAGCGCCGTCTTTCTTTACTGTACCGTAAATTAAAGTATTTTCTTTTGTCTTGGCTTCGGACGATACCACATCCGCAAATTCACTGACAAGGGCGCTTGGAATAGCCAATGTGTATCACCTCATTTCCATACATTCACAGTGTATGTGGCCGTTTCTGTTACCTTACAACCGGATGTGCACTCAATCGTCTGACTTGTTACCTTTGCTTTTACATTCTGTAAGCCAGCTCGGTTATAGTTCAGCCGAACACAATCCTTCATCCGATTACCGTTGTAACCGTGCGAGTACGAAATCTTATGTTCCAACGCTGACTTATTTCTAAGCAGCTGCTCTGCATAGTCATTGACCTGAGCCTGGTTGGGAGTACCCGCAAGACTTGGATCCGTTTCTCGATAAACGATTTCCCTTCCGCGCGACACGGTCGATGTTGGACTGCTCGGGTCGTTATTCGCAACTCGCGCATACAGATACTTTGAGTTTGTAGAATGTAATATTTCCACAACATTCGGTATTCCGTACAGATCTCGCTCATCAGTAACGTCCGCATACAGAATAGAACTGTTGCCATCGTCAAAAGTACATACCGGCTGCAAAGATTTTGTATCCTGAACCGGAACGAATAAAACCCTACCAAGCTCATCAATTGCAAACTCATACTTTGCATTCGAGATAAAATCAGTTAAAAAGGAAAGCCAAGTGTCGTCGGTATCTGCTACGAAATCATCCTCGAGAACCGCTGAACACTTGGCCTGTATCACTGGAGCACGCATATTTTCACGGCAAAGCGTATATGCGACATCCATAATGTTTGATCCTTTTGTTATTGTGTAACCCAATGGAGGCATTTTCTCCTTCAACTCAATCAAAGGAGTATATGCATCCATTGAAATGCTCTTTGCCCGACCATCGAAACTGACAGACGGTGTCTGGACGAGCATTGTAGCCAGGGGAAACTTTTCTTTAATTCCATTTTGAAGTGTTATGAGATACGCTCTAATATACACTTCGCCAAGATCAGATCCGCACGTAATACTCGCCGATCCAAGAGTTTCGGCAGAGCTATCGCGACTTATCGAACAGTCAGTGATGTCTCGTATCTGAGTGTCGTTACTCCACGTGTCTGGATCAACGATATAATACTCAAATGTCTGCACCATTGACTTTTTCCAATCAGGCATCAGGCACCACCTTCCACTCTCTTGATTGTAAATGTTACCGGGATTGTAAGATCATTGTATTTCTTGCTATACGACACTGTTACATTCGCCCAGTACCCGATACCAGACGGTTCTCGAACATACGCGTCACCGGACCAAGCGGCCAAACGACGGATCGCATACAAAGTGTCCTCATCCTCCGCATCAATAGCAACATTCCATGTAGCAGTCTCGCCTTTCTGCGTTCCATAGTACGAAACCGGATGTTTTCGACCGATGTATTCCACAAGTTCCACGTCTGGAGCATGCTCTGCTGAAATCTCTATATTATAAGGAAGCTTTAGCAACGATCCGCTCCATTTTGGTGTTAGTGCGTCATCCTCTTCGATGGACATAAAATTCGACCACTGCTCGTCCCATTGAATGATTACGCCTACATCATCGAAGGAATCTCCGACAATATCGTAGAAGGAAGTGCCTCCGGTCCGTGTTGACTTCGCCACAATACGATATCGCGTGTAGTTCAGAGCCGGATGCGTATCCGTAACATTTATGTCACCGCTATTAACAAGATCTGTGGCCAACTCAGTGAATGTTCCATCGAATTCTCTTCGGTATACCGAAAGAGTCACATCCTGTGGAAATGTCTCATCGTCATTCTGTACGAATGGATTTATAACCGCGGTATACGTGTCTTCGTCGACTGTAACATTCGCAATCGGGTCATAAACCGCATCCGTCCACGCTACCGTAAATTCTGCAGTTGCTTCTGCCGTCAAACCGGAATTCATAGAGACGGTTGCTACAATCCGATATGTAATGTTATTATCGAGATTCACATCACCTGCGGATAATGATACATTCAGCGCTCTGTCTTTTACATCGTAGTTTTTTGAGAACACTTCCTGATTCTCAGATATCCATTCGGTTTCGCCGAGATCGTTGACTGTTTCATATGTTTCAGTTGAAACAACAGAAATATAATAGCCTGTCGGAGTCTGAGTCGCAGGATAGGCTGCCAATTTTATATTTAACGGGAATATTGTCAATGTTGACGCATTCAGTATCATCTGTAACGATGGCTGAGCATAAATATCAATTGATCGCTGTGCAGACCAAGGACTGTATTCGCTTAAAATACCCCTTGTTCTAACGCGCCATAATATCTTTGCTCCTTCGCCGTAACCTGACGTGTTAAATTCGTATCGGCTTGTATCATCTTTGTGATCTTCGTCCTCAGTATTCTTTATCTGAATGATTTGACTATTTCCATTGATTGACAATTCCAACTCCGCGTACGTCTGACTCGATCCGTCTTCCGAATTATGCACCCAGTAGAATATAATCTTTTCGCCCGTTATAGCAGTGCTCGTAGACGACCATGTAGTAGGTGCCGACGGTACTTTACCAAGAGTGATCGAGATGGGCTGTGTCCATGCCGAATTTCCGGTAGAGTTTGTTGCGCGAACCCGAAACCACCATGTTTTGCCAGAGTCGATACCGGTAATGATAGCCATCGGATTTGTGACCGTAGACGATTGCACATTGGACGAGCTGTCGAAATAATCAGCCTGCTCGGCATACTGTACTTCATATCCCGTAACATCTGTAACAGATGGCCACGTTATTTGTACGGACGTCGATGAAAGAGCCTTGCAACTACTAATCCCGCTCGGTGCTGTCGGCTGAGTAGAAACCTCGGACGAATAGTCAGACCACTGTAAGCTTGATACACCGCCACGCCATGCTCTACATCGTACCTTATACTTTCCACCGGCAGCAATCGTGCAGGTAAATGTAGCCTGTTGGTAGTTCACTGGAATCTGTCCAGATGAAGCAAACACTGTTGTATTATCTTTTACTACCTCAAATTCTACAGCCGTTGTACGGGAGTCAGCACCTATCGACACAGACGAAGTCAATTTGAAATCTGTCAATGTCGTGGTAGGTGCTGATGGTTTTTCTGGAACAAGATTTGAAATAGCGTAATAAACAGCGGTTGAAGCTTTCGGTGTCCACCAATTAAGAGTTTTTTTCTTTACTTTGTGTTTTGGCGGAACTGGCGTTATTACCACTCTCACATTAACTGCATTTTCCGGTGCAGTATACTTGTCAATATATGTATTATATTCGATTTCATTCGTCTGAGCTACAAACCACTGATTATCATTCTCGGTTCGATAAGACCATACTACTTTGGATTTTGTCGGATGTAGCTCAGTTTTGCCTTTTTTCTTAGTCCCTGCTTTGAAAGACCATGTGACATATAAGCCACGGTCTGTTCCCTGCTCGGGTTTAATAGTAACCGCTTGAACGGTCCAGGCTTTAATCGCTGCCAATATGTCACACCCTCTTTCTTACTTTGGCTGCATGAACAAGTTCTTTCACTGCGTTATGCACGTTTGATCCATCATCATACGTCACACCGTTCACATTTGTTGTATTTGTTACTCTCGGATTATCCTGAATGTCCTTACGAAGTCCGTTAATGGCAGATACAATATCTCCATTTTGACTGTTTCTGCTCATTGACAAAGTTGCCAGATTTGCCGATAATCCGCGTGCCTGAATTCCTCCGACCTGAATAGTTCTCGTAGTGTCAAGAGCGGAAGTCCTCGAGATGCCTGTGACATATCAAGAACAGGTGTTATTACTGGTCTGTATCCGCCGTTATCATCAAGGGCGGCTGATATCCCACTAAGCATTCTCTGACCTACAGCAAGTGCTTTTCCAGCTAGCGATGATGAAGCGTTGGTAACAGTCGAACTGTAATCGCCGATAGCATTTGCCATACCAAGATCGAAGAATCGACCCATCTTGTAGGTTTCCTTTGATGGTGAATGCTCGTCAAGTTTTCTTTGTGCAGCAGCAAGGCCAGCAGCAGCTACTGCAATTGCCGCACTAATCACTGCTGACTCGCCTCTTCGTATACCTGTCGCTAAACCGATACTGAAATTTAATCCTGCTGTTTTAAAGTCACCGGTGTAACCTTTGGCAGTTCTAAGACCACCTTTCGCTATTGATTTTATTGCCGAAGACACTGCCGTGCTCCGTTTAATGCCATCAGCCAGTGCAGACGCTAATGTCTTACCCGATGAGCGGTAAGAACCTGCAGCACCTGACACTGCTTTTGCACCACTTGATGCGAGACTACCAGCTGCGTCTGACATACTCTTCGTAGATTCTGATGATGAGATACCCGCGCTTACATCTGCACCTTTACCGGCGCTTTCTACAGCACTTGTGACAGCATCAACCTTCGCCATGAGATCTTTCATCATTGTTTCCATCTGGAACTGTGCCTGACTGAGATCCATTTTGAGGCTGCTGATAAATGTGCCAACAAGTGTGGCCGCAACATTCGCCATCTTTGTTTTCTGTCCGTCTGCCGCATCTGCGATGCTGGTTGTCAGCGATTCGCCGAGGGTTTGTAGCTGAGTTGCAATATCTCCGTTCGTGAAGTTATCAACAAAGCCGCTGATATCGGACACAGCAAGATCGCTCAAGCTCTGAGCAAAGTTTTTAAGTCCTTCGCCATTACTTGTCGTGTTTAAAGCCTTGACTACTTCTCCAAGACACGTTGATGCAGTGCGAATTCTATCGAGGTCAATGCTGGCCAACTCACTATCGTAATCGACAAGTGCGCTGCCAAGCACTTTCAGCTGTCCGCCGACATAATCTCCAGCGCCGTTTGCTATCTCGCTTCCTTCCATTTTGAGGCCAAGGATAGCCTTCAGTGGAAGAAGAGACGCTATCATAGTCGGGATGTTAATATTGCTGGCATCCGTACTGTACTGAGCCATACCGGATCCAAGAATTCCAAGATTATTGCCGAATGCTTCGAGATCTTTGACGCCTGCAAATAACTGTGCGAGACCGCCGGTCTTTGGCAGAGCGTTATTCAGACTGCACAATGCGTCAGCAGCTTTCGTAGCATCTTTAATTTGTTCAAGATTTGTAATTCCTCCTACAGATGTCGAGAAACTAGCCAGACCTTCACCAAGCTTTCCAATATTTGTACCAAACAAATCCAGGTCCTTTGCCCCAAGCCATTCCTGTAATTTGCCACCGGTACTTGGTAGTGCGGCATCAACTTCGGCAATTGCTTGTGCTGCAGCAGCGCAAGCTTTGATCTTATCAGTATCCGTTATTCCACTTACACTGTCCGAAAATTGTTTCAATCCACCGCCAAGTTTAGGTAAAGCTGTCGAAAACTTATCGAGATCCTTTTCGCCAATCCAATCCTGAAGCTTACCCCCGGTCCTTGGCAAAGAGGAATCAAGTGCAGTGAGAGCCATTCCAACATCCGCAGCTGCCGTAGCCGCATCTGTATCAATGTTCTTTGTGAGCGCCGTGAACATTGCCATACCGAAGCCCAGCGGAATCAATTCCCGACCAAATTCAGCAAGATTTTTTCCACCGACAAGATCAGACAAGCCATCAACGAATCCAGCACCGGTGAACGCCAGTATAGCACCAGCCATCGCTTGCAACGCATCGGCAGTTTCCGTTTTGATACCACTCACAGACGAATTGAATGCGGATAACTGGTCGCCAAATTCCACAAGTTCGTCGCCAATTTGTTTCATCCCGGCTGCAACACCTGAACCAGCACCTGCTGCAATACCTCCGATAAAACCTCCGTATAAACTACCAATCGCTTCTCCGACACGTTTCAGAATATCAGCTGCACCTTCGATGAACTTGACCGCTTTGTCTCCTCCAAGTGCTTTTATAGCGCCTGCTATGCCAATCACAGCTGCCACTATAACTGTAATCACGGCTGCCACTTTCAACATAGGTAGAATTGCGCCAGTTGCACTAGGACCAATAGACGACATACACTTAACAAGTACCCCTAGACTTACCATCAAAGCCGCCAATCCCGCAGTAGCAGGAATCATTGTGTCTACCGGAATTGTAGTTATTACTTTCAATGCTGCAACTGCCGCAACTAAAGGAATAATGCAAGCTAATATCCCAGTAAAAGTAGTCTTATTAAATGTAAATGTCGATTTAGATAGCACTTTTGCCATAATAGCAAACACTGTCATAACACCTATCAACGATTTGGATGCCGCATTAAGATCTTCCGGATCGCATTTGGAGAGTTCACATAGTGATTTTGCAATTACTCCTACCGCAGCTGCTGCTACCACTATTTGACCCATAGCGCCCCACGCATTTTTGCCACTTTTCATAAGTCTCATGGAAACGCCCATTTTGACGAAAAGGGTTCCAATTTTGCCAATTGCTTTTTCGGATTTCGATAAATCAGCTTCATTTATACCGCTTAATAGGTACATAATGTAACTTACAGCTGCTATAGCCCCTGCTGCTGCAACGAGGCTAACGCTGTTTCCAAGTTTGCTTCCTGCAAGTTTGGTAGCTGCTGCGAGAGCAATGAATACCAGGCTCAATTTACCGATCGCTCCAAGGCCTTTATTGAGTGTCGCTTGATCCATATTACCAAGAATCGCGATTGCACCAAGAAGCACGTATAACGCGGCAGATATAGCTAATAGTCCAACGCCAAACGCAGCTGCGTTCTTTCCTGCAAGCCGAGACACAATCATCAACGCTATTAAACTGCCCATTACTGTTATGTATTGGTCGACGTTCACTGAGTTCGGATCAAATTTGGATAAAGCCTTGAGAGCCTTTACCATGAGCATGAGCGCAATCGGAATTGCTACTATCGATAATGCAGTACCCTTTGATGCAGCACCCGCTTTCCCAGTTGCGATAATGACTAAAGATAGTGCGCCCATGATTTCGACCAGTTTGATCAGTGCGTTATGCAATTCGTCCGGATTGGAATTCATTTTTACAAGTCCATTGAGTGCTTTCACGATAAGAATCAGTGATGCTCCAATTGCAACAATACTGAGTGCTGCACCTGTTGAATGTTTACCACCAAACCGGCTGATAGCTATTTCAACGCCTGCAAGTGCAGTAATTATGATTCCTAATGTTTCAAGTTTACTCAACGTTTCTTTACCCAGTGCAGGGATCGACTGTATTGCATACGCAATAAGGGCTAAGGACACCGCCATTTTCAACGCACCGTTACCAAGCGACGATGTACCAAACTTTTTATTTGAGAGTTTGGAATAGAAATCCATTGCTACAAAAGCAAGTGATATAGCGCCAATTGTTATGCCAGCTTTTATCAAATCATCTCTATTGATAGAAGCTATCTTTTCGAGAGCCATGGCGATTACATAGATACTTCCCGCTACCATCAGAATTGCACTTGCACCTTTTTGTTTAGCGGACATTCTCTTTTCGTAAACTTCAGCCTCAACCATTCCTTGTATGGTGTCCATAAATGGATGCAGTAACTTCCGAATTCCCGTCACAAGTTTTGTAGCGAGACGAATAATTCCTATAGCCGACGCAATTGCTCCAGCGCTCAAACCAAGAGTAAGGAATGTCTGCACTTGCTTTTTTGATGGGATTAATTTCGTGATGATATCAGTTGCGCCTGATCCAAAAGCCTGCAGTTTACCAAGAATCCAGTCAATAACTCCTCCGAGCGTGTCTCTTACCGATTTTGCGATTCCTGAAAATCCACCAATTTCATTCCACATATCGAGAACGGCTTCAGTGAGTTTGTTCTTCATCTCAATGAATTTATCTGAAATGTCCGAGAGGGTTAGATAATCCATGTTCCTGATGGAGTCGATAAACTCTTTCACAGCTGCAACTGCTTTGTCCCAAGATCCACCTGCAAAATTCTTTATGGTCTGATAATACTCCGAAAGAATAGTCATCGCTTTTTGTACTTGTGGAATCTCTTTGAAGTCGTTCCAAAGTCCTTGTAATTTCTCTTTCGCCTTTGGTATTATGCTATCCAAGTTATTGAATAGATACAGAATTCCATTTTGAATTTTTGCAAAGTATTCTTGAGCCTTTGCTGCGATCTGCATTTCATCAGCCCAATTCTTGATCCGTTTTATTCCGCCGACAATCTTTCCGGAAAGGAAATCAAGCCCTTTTGACACCAATGAATTCTGAGTCACCCAACTCTCGAATTCGGCAAGCATATCGCCAATGTTAGCTGCTACATCAAGTATATCAAGATTGAAGCCAGCCAAAACTTTCTGCAATAAAGTAAATCCCGCTTTTCCGAGTCCACCGATAACGTTCGTTCCGACTCTGAGTATCGAGAATAATCCTTTGAACGTTCGTTTTACTTTTGAAGCGGTTTCGTCGCTTACGAGAAGTCGTTCAGAAAAGTCATGAACCTTATCGATCGCTGCAGATAACTGTTCTACTGTTATTGCCGGGAACACATCTCGGTATGCATCGTGCACGCTATTCAGAATTGTTGTCAAACCAGACCAAGCATTGGAAATCGATTCAATAAGTTTATCCCTACCGGTAGGACCATTTAATGTTTCAATCAGATTTTTAAAACTCGATTGCTGTTTGTCGGTAAGATCAATGCTCGTTTCAAGAGCATCTGAAATCTTAAGAACCTGACCGACATTAATCACGTTGACATCCGAAATATCGTTAAGTTTAGCCAGCTCTTCGACAGTAATGCCACACTTCTGTGCAATTGCGGACAAGGTATCTCCAGCTGCAACCGTATAATCGCTGGTAGTAGTACCGAGTTTCTTCATCGATTCTTCAAGAATATCGGCAGTAAGCCATTGTTCTTTTAAAGAATCTCGGAAATTGCCATTATCCAGAATCATCTGATCAATGTCGATCCCATGCTCTCGGGCAGCATTCTTGAGCATCTGAGTGAGAGCTTTGTAGCCAATACCGCTCTCTTTGAGCAGCTGATCAAACTGTTCGGCGGTTACTGTGCGCCCTCCAAGTGCACCCTTCAACAAATTATTTCGAGCATCGGACGACGCCTGAATAATGGCTCCAAGAGTATCCGACACTTTTGTAAGGGTAGTTTTTGCCTGATCGAAGTCGCCAATGATTGTTTCCCAGCTTTCGGTCCATCCGGACTGAGCCGCCTCTTTCAGCGTGTCAAATAACTGTGAGAATGTCTTGACCTTTGTTGCTGCGTCAGATGCTGTCTGACCCATTTTGACGATTCCGGCTATCTGTTCGTCAGTATAACCCATGGACTTGAGCTGTGATTCTGTAAGATCTCCAGTAAACTTAGAAAGAGTTTCGGTAAGAACCTCCGATGTCAACCAACCGTCCTTTAAGGTTTCTCTGAATGAACCTTCTTTCTCGATCATCGCGTCGATAGCAACGCCATGTACTCGGGCAGTCTCTTTCAGAGCGTCCTGGAATATCTGACCACCCATACCAGCGTTTACAACCGAATTCCAGTCCATCAATTTGACTGTACCAGACGCAATAGCCTGTGATAACTGATACATCGCCATTGATGCCTGCTGGGATGTTGAACCAGATACTGCAGCCAGATTTGCAATACCTTTAATTGCTGCAACTGAAGTATTCAGATCAACACCGGCTGCTGTAAATGTACCAATATTACGGGTCATCTCTGTGAAGTTATAAATTGTCATGTCGGCATAATGATTCAGCTCATCCAAAGCCGCATTTACATCTTTCAGAGTAGATCCTTTGCTCTCAGTATTTGCCAGAATCGTCTGGACTGCATTAATCTGCGTTTCGTATTCCTGAAAACCAGATTTAACTGGATCAATGGTAAGCGCAGACATAATCCTTTTGCCTGTAGTTATAGCAGAATTGGTAATATTCTGCAGTGCGGTCATTCCAATAATGCCAAGCGTAGACAATCTTTTTGTTACAATGTCTGCGCTATTTATTAATGAATTAAAGGATACTTTCTTTGATGCGTGGTCGAGTTCATCGAATCCTTTTACAGCGTTACCAAGCTTCAGTCCCTCACGCAATTTCTTCAAACTATCGAGAGTTGTATGAACTCCACTCTCGAATTGTTTGTTATCAAACTGCATTTCTACAACCCGGTTATCAACCGTTGTACCCACTACTTCGTAACCTCCTTCCATGCACCGTCAGCAATCTTGTCAAAAATTGGACGTAATGCGGGATTAATGTAATCTCTTCCTTGCACATATCCTCCGGTTCCAGTCCCATGACCATACTGTAAAATTACAGCAATGTTTACACCGTTATTAACGTTAGAATTGTTCCAGCGAATACTTACTCCGCCGTCCGTTGGAACAATCTCGTATGACCACGACGATGCGGTTTTGCCAGAATCAACCGGTGTCGCTGTGGCGAGTGCAACAACTCCTTCTTGCCCATAGCGATGTAAAATTTCGGTTATGTTCGATGTTGAAGCTTTTTTCAAAAACTTTGTTGTCTTTTCGAAATCTCCAACGTGTCTGAATCGTATCATCGTGGCCTCCCATTTACTTTTTCTTTACATAATCAAGAGCGATCCATCCAGCACCAGACAGAAGCTTACCCCATCCTTGATCGGATCCCTTACCGGCTCTCTTTTCTGTGATCGTGAATGTACCAATGCCCGTACAATGTCCCGTGGTGGCATAATTTGTACCTGGACCAGTACGAATATTAAGATTCGGAATATCCACTCTCACAGTAAAGTTTTCGTTTGTGATTGGAGTAGATTCAGCTGCCGATCCTTTCTTACCAAAATAAAAGTGACCCCAATGTGCATTCTTATGATCCTCTCCAAGGTAGTCATACTTCTGCAACAAGGCGTCACACTTTGAATTCATTTTGAGGTTTCCGTCCGAATAATTGGTAAACGATCGGAACTGATAAATCTTATCATTCGGGAATCTACGCTTACCGCCAATGAAAACATCATATACAGCTCGTTTAGCATCTTCGCTGGTTGCCGTATTATTTGAATACGCATAGAAATTATGTTTCATGACATCGGTAAACGAGGAACCATAGCTGCCGCTCTCGTGCATATCAAGGATGCACTGTGCAACTGCACGTAAAGCATTTTGTGAGCCAATTACACCTGCCTCACCATATACAACCTGCGCGATACGGAAAAGAGTAGTATCACCGATTTTTCTGTCCGTGACGGCCGAGCTGGAATTACTGGTGTCTTCAGTTTTTACTCCAAGATTGGCATTTACTTCAGCTGCAATTTTACCGAGTCTGGAGTAAATATAATTGCCAGGACAAGCCTTATTGGCAAACCATCTGTGAACAGTCATGTTCTGTTTGTCGACATGACCAACAAGCGACTTATCCGCTTTCCACTTAAGTTTTTTAATGTCATTGCGCTTGCAAATATCAGTACACAGCTTAATGAGAGACGCATATACCTTGTCGTTAATCTTATATGGCTCTACTGTATCTGACGCGCACTCAATCGTGATCGCTCGATTATCATTTGCCCGATTGGAAGAGCACCAAGAGCGATCCTTTTCTTCCACAAACAATCCAATGCGTCCGTCAACGCCAATGCCGTAATTTGCACTTGCTTGCGCGGATGGCTGCACAAACCATTCACCCATGCTCTCTACAGACACGTTTCCTACGTAACAATGAATTGTCAATGTATCGATTTTGTGATTTCTTGGTGTTGTTTTGTTAGGGCTGATTCTTGTATAAGAAACAAGTTTCGAATTACTCATTTACATACACATACCATACTGGTATGCCCTCCGTATTAAAAATAATGTTTACCAGTTACTACAATTGTGAAAATAGTCAAAAAAAAAAGCCCCGTAGTCAGGACTTTTTCATGTTATCTATAAAATCTATTACCTTTCCAATTTTCTCGAATTTTTTACTTTTTTCTTTCACCGTTTCTGTTTCCGTTTCTGTTTCTGTTTCGGGTTCATAGGTCACAGTTCCAGTATCAGCCTTTTCCGCTTCCATTATCTTATCAACTAACCGTTTACGTGTGAAATTCCACTCTTTCTGTTTTTCACTATCGTATTCATTATACCAGTTGATATAACCTGCCGTATTATAAGCGGCTTCATAATCCCCAGCGTTCATTTCTTCTTCTGCCTGTTGCACGTATGCGTTGAGTTTTTTTATATTTTTTGATTCGCTGTATCGGATTACTATGCTTGCTGCAAACATGATCGCGACAAATGCTAAACATAGACCAATTAATGTACGCTTGTCACGTCGTATATTCTCTTTTTCTTTCTCTTTCTCAACGTCCATCTTATACTTCTCGAATGCTATTTGCTTGTCAAGCATTGCCTCTTCGTGAGCCATGCCTTTGATTTTTGCTTCTGCTTTATACGCTTCATCGGATCGGCCGTGCACCATAATCCGGCATCCACAGTATTTGCAGTAACATACATCAAGGTCATTTTCTACTTCTAAATTAGCGCCGCATTGTGGGCATTTTAGTATAGACATGTCGATATTTTTACTCATATGTATAGCTCCCTCCGTGCCATTTTATTTATTGTAGCACAGTGCGGAGCTATTGTCACCATAGCTTTATATGACAGTTATCCTTTCGATTTGTATTTTGCACGACGTCTTGCGTTTTCAGCACGCTGCCATGCTTTGTATTCTTGGTCGCTAATTTTTTGCTTTGGAGCATTCTCCTGCTCACAAACACGAATAAGCATAATAAGGCTGTTTAGATGCCATTTTTCGAACTCGACAGGAATGTTGTACGCGATCATCAAATAGTAAATACGCTCTGCCGTAACTGCTCGTCTGTCAACATCTGACGATTTTTTCGGATCATTAATCCACGTGGCTGTCATTGGCGCGTCAATGTACTCGTTAATGGTAGTCAACATTTCCTGAGTTATGGAATCATATATGGCTGGATTTATATTCCTGTCAAGAGTCATACATCGAATGTAGTCCAGCGATTGCTCAAGGGTTTTGGCGTCATTATTCACAAACGGAATACACCACTTCTGTTCCCATTTATGAAGTGATAACAGAGAGTGTTCCAAATGTAACACCTGTTCTCCATGAACGTATTTTTCCGGAACGGAAATGAATTCTTGTGTTTTCTCGTTATAAAATTCCGAAGCCGGGATAATGCGCTCCGGAATAGTGATCGTCAACATTTATTTCACCACGGAAAGCATAGCAGCTCCTTCTGGAGTATTTTCAATTTTTGCCATCTGCTCACGAATATTTGACGGCACAATACCGTTGATGAATTCAACAGCTTTATCTGCATCGGAAACCATTTCCATATAAAGGACCGGATATGCTGCAGAAGACACAAACTCATTACGGATCTTGTCATCCTTATAGAAATGTTTTCCATCCATAGAACGTTCTCCATACGACCGAATGAGAAGATCCTTAAAAATTGCGATAAGCTGATTCACATCGTTTGTGTCAATAATTGACTCCATATATTTAACAAGACCACCTGATGTCTCAAGGTCCATCTCGGTAATTTCAACTTCATTCAAATGAAACCAAAGAACGTCCTTTCTATCGTTCCCATCGAAATCCTTGTATTCAACCTCTTTTCGTAACATAATGTTCTCCTTTCACAAAATCCATTTTGAAGTTTGTTATCAAAAAAAAAAAAAGCAGAGCCGCAGCAATTAGACTAACGACCCTGCTTACGCTGCATATCAAATATGTTTATACCGTCTTAAACAGATCAATTACCTCATCCGGTGTCGGAAGTTTTGCCTTGCCGCCAGTATCCCCGCCGTACAGCATCTTCTCAAGCTCTGTGAGCTTTGCCTTATCGACCGTACGAGTGTCAATTACGATGTGTGCGGTCGGCTTCGGAACGGTACCATCGACTTCTTTGGTTACCTTCGCCGGGGTAGTATCGAACTCCCAAGAGAACTCTGTTCCTTCCGGAGAGTCATTCACTGTTGTACGATCCTTCTCAGACGGTTTAACGAGAGCGCCATAAATCAGATGGATCTTGTAACCAGCGTCTTCGGTTGTATCGCTGCCGATCTTATTTCTGTAAGAAAGTCCAAACTTCTTTCTCTTCTGCTGTGTCAGCTGCACACCAGCAACTGGCTCCATACTTCCATCGCACTCACCAAATTCATCCGGATAAGTGTATCCCTTAATCGTGCCGCCGAATGTCTCCGTGGACATAAGGGTCGCATACTCACCATTGTTTGCATACAGTTTGGTGGGCTCAGCTCCACTCGGACTTTCTGTTACGCCAGTCAGTCCATTCCAAGCAACGCCATCTCCATATTTTCCAGTATCGTCGCATACGTAAAGCACGCCTTTGTCACAACCGGTTTCGTAATACCGCTTGCCATCTTCATCCCATACGAGCATGTTGTTCCTCCTTTAAAAGTAAATTGTAAATACGCTGTGATACAAATTTGATGCTCGATACGCTCGATCAAATGAGCACATCGGCAATCGTCCTAAGCGATCCGAAAGACCGCTATCAGGATCTGATTCGATAAGAGTAAGCTGATATCGTTTTGTAAATGTATACGGCAGATTGTCAGCGTAAGTGGTTACGGCGGCATCAACCGTATACACAACACACGGATACTTCAGCTTTAAATTTTCTGGCGGTTGAAAATACACGTTTTTCGAATCGATTGCATTCTCAAGAATCGCCTGCAGATCAACCCTCTGGCCCATTATACATTTCTCCTAATGTCAGTATCAAACGGGGGCGCTGAATTTCAACGTCTGTTACTTTCCATTTCGCCCCCATCCAAACGACATATTTTATGGCGAAGTAATTAATAACGGCATATGGATCTGCGACAATACTGATCCGGTTGTTCAATTTTACATCATCATTAATGTTGTCTCCGGTAACAAGCTGCCTTGTATTTCTAAGAACATCGCCATGATAATGCTGTTCCGTAACAGTTGATTTATATACCCCCGGGCTTGTATTCAGTGTATATACAAACCCAATTTAGCCATACATTACTCCATTTTGATTTTTTATCAGCCAAGACCACCCTCGCTGGCGGAAGTAGCACTTGTCTTCGTTTCCAGAACAATTGCAGAATACGGTTTAACAAGCGCGCCAGAGCATCTGGTCTCGATCAGATACTTGTACTGGTTGTAATCGATGTCGAAATCATCGAATGTAGCTACTTTACCGCCCTTATCCGCGCCGATATTGTAATCGTTCATGTTTACGATAATGCCATGCAGGGTATAGGTATCAGTTGTCTTACCAGCAGTCTGCTCTCTGGTGAGCCCCTCCATGATCGGAACGGTTACAATCTTGCTCACACGCATCGCAGTTGCCAGCTCTGCCATAGATCCGTAAATACGACGGCCATTCTTATCCTTAAGAAGCAGGCAGTTGGTGATGATATCCTCTTCAGCGAACAGAACCGGATTACCAGATCCCTTGTACTCCTTACGAGCACGAATTGCTTCATCGATAAAATTATCGGCCATTACAGACACGTTGTCGCCAGCCTCGAATGTATGTTTGATGGTGTACAGATCGTCATCCTTCCAAATCGGTCTGATATGATCTTCCTTAATCTTATCTTCTGCAGATGACTGTCGACCGTCACCAACGAGAATCGCTCTTGCGAGTTCCTCGTCCAACATGATTCTCATTTCACCACGAATAAACAGAACTACGTCGAAACCGGTAATATCATCGACATCGTCTTTGTCCAGCTTCTGCTTCTTATAAATAGTCTGCGGTTCTGTAGATCTCTTGAGCAGAGTAAATACCTCGTCAAGCTTTCTCTTTCCTTTGATATAACCTTTTGCTCTTGCTTCGTCGGCTGTAATGTTAGCAAAAACGGTCTTAACACGAGAAAACGGACTGTGGTGAGCACCATTCATTACATCACTGACCCAACCCGTATCTCTCTTGATAAAATCAGGAGTGTTATTGAGTGTCTGAGCATCCGGAAACAGGATGTCGATGTTATCGATTCCATAATCTCCGTGCTCGAGGAAGTCTTCTGTAGCTTCCTTAAGTGTAAGTCTGCCCTTTCGAGCAGTGCCGATAATTTCTGCAAAGTCAGAATGCGTAAGCACATGATCGTTTGCAGTCTGACCATTTCCTTCGAATGCGTTATGTTTCATTGACCTATCGTCCTCCTCATTTTCATCATTTTCATCACCGGAATCTTTAACGACAGTTCCGATAAGCGCTGCTACAGCATTCATCTGCTCTTCAGTAAGACTGTTTAACACATCGCCTACTGTCTTGTCGTCTGAATGCTCAAAATTATCATCTTCGTCGTGGTCATCGTCGGACTGCGTTGTGTCTGTGTCCTCCAAATCATCTCCGTGAAGAAGATCCGCCTCTCCGAGCTCAAATATCATTTCATTGTCCGTGTCACCATGCTGCAGACAAACAGATGTAATGCCAGCTCCTGGATTAGCCTGAGCAATAACAAGGCTTACCTCCTGAATATCGCCATGGATAACATCAGTGCCGTTGTTTCTGTTTGGGGTTTCTTTTAAATGATTTGCCATCATCGACAACCCGGTAATGTCTCCATGTTCAACGCATGACTTACTCTTACGACCGGTCGGTGTATCATTGAAATATGCATATCCATACATACCCTCATCACGCTGCTCAAGAACAATCTTTCCGGCAATGTTCTCTACGGTGTCGTGATTGTGGTTCCATACCAGCGGAACGGTTTTCCCGTCGCAATGCTTAAATGCATTAGGTGTAATGACCCGGCGATCAGTACATTTCACGCCGAATTTTGTAACCCAACCACAAAAATCAGGTTTCATTTTGACCATTTTGTTCTTCTCCTTTCGAATAATCCTCCGCTACCGGTTCCTTCTGCGCCGGATTGTTTGGCTGGCTGATGTTCTTATTTCGAAGTTCATCTGCAGAAGGATCTTTGGAAGGTTTCATTCCTAATTTCTGTCTGATCTCATTCGAGGTCATGATTTCGTTTCTTGTTAATTTATCAGCAATATCGGCAACCTCAGATACAGGCATAAGCTTAAACGGATCTTTGAAGTACATAATGTCTTCGTGATTATCGATTCGAGCGGTATTCATGATGAACGCCCGCCGCATCCCGTCAACAATTGCTGATACAATCGGCTCTATCGTACGATTCTGGTAATTCAACATCGTTTTATCATCCGCCGTTCCATCAAGAATCGACTGAGTGACTCCAAGCTGGCTGTACATGAGACCGGTGAGATACTCGATCTGCGTTTGAAGGTTGTTATCGACTGATCTATTCAACTGAATTACATGTTCGGTGCTATCGATGTACGCAATACCGTGCTTACTATCGACCAACTGCATCTCAATATCTCGTTTACGAATCTTTGCCTCTTCTCTACGGAGCTCGGATCGCAAAGAAAACGGTAACTGAATAATGAGATCCAACTTATCGGATCCCATCTTATTATCCATATTATCCAGAAGATTCAGTTTTCGTACAAGACGCTGTGCAGTGGAGTTCGGTTCGTTCATGATTGCATAAAACGGGTTTTCTACAATTGCCACAGATCGCTTTGACATTGTGAGCTCTTCATGACGGCCTGTGCGATCGTTGTATGCTGAAACACGAACCATCGACGGATACCATGATACAATTTTTCCAACTCGAAGAGATAAAATATCATACATGGTGCCTCTGGATTTTATATCAACGTCTATTGGAACAAGTGCGATCACACCTTCATCAAACATTGACATGACTGCGTCCTGAATGAATGCTCTCCCGCTTTGATCGATGTTCGCTTCCAATGTCAAACAGGTATTCAAACCATCGTCAACGATTTCTGAAAAACGTTTGTCGTCGTCGAGTTTTACATGTTGAATACTAATTGATGCTGCATCGACTGCTAATCTGCAATATACTGCAGACACTACCGATCGTTGAGTATTGTGCGCAAAACGAATTCGATCCGGTCTTACCGAATAGCCAGATCCATACTCATAGTTGTGAGTAGGAGTCGGATCTTTATTGGAAAAAGCATTCCAAGCATTTTTAATTCTTTTCTTAAATGGTAAAGCCATTTTATTATCCTTTCTATTAAACGGCAAAGAGCTACTCACCGTCACCTCTCGGCTTTCACTCTATAGATTTGCCGTTATTATCCATTTGATTTTGCTCCGCCTTATTCAAACATTTCCTTATTCGCCTTGTAAGCAACGAACGCATCCATAAGTGCAGCCACATTATCGATCTTCTGATCGTATCGACGCTTCAGCAATTTACGGTTGCCGTTCGTGTCCTGAATCGTAATACAATTTCCCATCGTATAACTCATCAAAGACTCGTCGAACAAAAGCATTCTTGCTTCTGACAAATTTTTCAATTCTCCAAGTGGCACCGATTCTGTGCGAATACCCTGAATTACTTTCTCTATTCCGAATGGGCCATTATCGGTTTCCCACATCTGAATAAATTCCTTGGCATTGTATGGGTCATATCCTAGACAGCACGCGTCATACATCATGTCAGCGTTGATGTGATGATCAAGATTGTTGTATACGGCCGTCATGTCCAAGATAGTTCCCGGCATAACAATAAGAGTCCCTTCTTTCAGGAACTCCTCATACTTTGCTCTCATAGCCGGTTGTAATTTACTCATTGTAAGTTCGGAAATATAGGATCTCGTTTTTACACCAAATGTTCCATCTGGCAACGGAAATAGAAATGTAAATGCACAAAAGTCATTTCCTTGTGATAAGTCAGCGCCTACCGCGCAGCGCTGCTTCCAAAAATCTCTTTTCCTATGCGGTAGCGTCTCTTCGTATGTGAAGAAATATGTGTAACCTTCCGTTGGTATACCAAAACGCTTTGCCAAAATATCGTTACGTGCCGCCGGTGCTTTCTCAGCACGCTCCACATCCAATTGGTATGTTTCATACGTTACGGTTTTGCCAATGTTGGGATTCGCCTTGATCCATAGCTCCGGATGAGCGACTTCGGAAACATCATCCAACTGATACCACCAAATAGATACGTGAGGGTTGTAATACTCGCCCTTTAAAATATCCATAAGTTCCATCTTAATGGTATCACCCGCACCGTTTCGTACCGTTCCCTCCGAACTAGTAGCAATAATAAGGTAATCATCTACCTTACTTGCACCCTGCTCGATAGCTCCAACAACATCTTCCTTAATATCACCAGAAAGCCATTCGTCGACGGTTGCATACTTGCATCGAAGTCCCTGCAGTTTATCGATACTCATAGGTCGAACCTCGAGTAACGAATTCGTCAATAGATTCTCTATACCCTTCTTTGTGGATACCAACTGCTGACGATTCGATCTTGGACCGGTTGTATTATGTATGGATCCCATAGTCATAAATTTGAATAAAGGACCTCTCGCTCTTGCTATTGCTGTGCGATATGGAGACATTACCTCGTCGGCCAATTTCATGGTTGGGGCAGTTGTTATCTGGTGAGTAGTGGATGTGTCGACGTTTTCCTCATAAGCGTGTATGCATGTATCATAAATCGATTTCGAAGCGCCTCGAGCGACGATTAAATACTGTTTGTTTGTAAGTCTCTTTTTTATCCGTTTTGTAACATAGTGCCCACCGTGCCCGCCAGGATATGGTTCCCACACGCTTCTTTCAACAAAATAATACCAGCAAAATACCTGTTCGCCCCATAGCTTGAAACTATCTAACAGATGCATGTCACTCCCATCAGTTAGTGTAAGTTCAGACTCGCAGAACTTAATCCAGCCTTCAACTGGCCGCGGATCGTAATAATACCGAGGATCCCGGATCAGATTGTCTATCCGGTTCATCTCCATTGATACTTTCTTACAAACCGGTATTTCTCCTCGCATGACGGCGTCTCGAAACAGACCATAATATTTTGGTGTTGCTGTATTCGACAAATATCTCAACCAACCACCCCTTACTCTTTATCAGGCTGTGGCTTCGGTTTGTCTTTCTTTTCGTTTTTTTTCTTCTTGTTACCCTTGGATGATTCAGAAGTGTTACTATACTCTTTATTAATAGCCTTATTAATAGCCTTATTCATCATTTTCGTAACTGCATCCGACCCCGCGCTTCTTAAGCTTTTATGAAATATACTAGACGCATCCTTAGCCAAATCATCCATCATTTTCTTACCACGAGAAACCTTCTGTGGATTCAAAGTATCGTACTTCTGTTTAAATCTTATCTCGAGATCCATTCGATTTATTGCTTTACGAAGCTCATCATCCGTCATGGTCTTCGGATCTTGTTTACGTTCCGATTCATTCGATCTTTTTAAAGCTTTCCTCTTTTTCTTCTCTTCTAAATGTTCAGCGTGATTCTTTTTTATATCAGCGGTAGTATTTGATATTTTTTTAATCAATCTTTTACCTGTACTAACTTTTCTGCTGAGCGGATATGGTGGGCCATTACGTACACCATGTACCTGACCCTTGATACCATGATGATATAATTCATCTGCCATTAAATTTTAGTCCCTTCTTTGTTTGCTTCTACAGATAAGCGATATCCGATTTCTGTCAACTGTTCCTGCATTGCCGCAAGTACGAAAGAACTCGTTGGTGGATCAAATATTGTCCGCACGTAGACATACACGTAATCTTTCACACCTGAAACCAAGTTTTTATTGCTGATGAAATCAGACCACTCAGTAGAAGAATCTACAACGCTAAAATATTCTTTCGAACCGATGCCCAACTGCCCGAGCTGCATTAATGCGGCATTAATGTGCACTATGATCTCAACATCAAACGAATCATCCTCGACTCCGAGCATCTTTTTAATTGTTCCTAAAATACTCTGATCCATTTGTCACCTTCTATTTCTTTTTCAAACATCGCGTGTTGGCGTACCCAATAAGCCCGCTATCTGTCGTGACACCAACAAACTCTACTCCCTGCCACGAATATACCAGATCTTCAAAGTTAGCCTCGAGTGCTTCACCAGCATCAGCATATCCAACAATCTCTTCTGCAAATTCTGTAATCGTAGGATCCTTTCGAATCCCAAGTCGATGACAATTGATCACCGTAACTGTTTCCACGGACACGTGTCACCAGGCCTCCTTTCGATTGGTAATTTATTTGTCGCATAATTTTTGTTGCCATAATGGATAGCGTTATGTGTATCGAGTGACACACTGATCAAATATTCCGGGGATAGAATAAGCATGCTATCGTTCTTGAAATCCTCAACCGTAATCGGATTCATGTGATGAATATAGATTCGGCCACAAATTTCCAATCCGTTGATTCCAAGATCGCATCCATTATCACGAAGAATAACTTGTCTCCGTATGCTTTTCCATTCGGGCGATGAGTAAAATTTCTGGTTCAAATATCGATCGAATCCAAATGTGTCAGCTCCAACACTTCCGTTAAGCTTCAAATAATTGAATCGATCTTCAAATGTATGGAGATTGAGCAATTCAGAGTACCGCTTCAGAGTAGTCATCACTATCATCTCCCAACGTATAAGATTTCATAGCTTGTATTACTTTTTCGTACTCTTGCTCGGCGATCATGCTCTGTTTGAGTCCGTCCGTTTTCGCACGAAGCAGATCTTTTTGCTCGTGTAAAATGTCCTTTCCGAGTACCTCTTTGGTCGAACCGAGCTTAAGACACTGCACTACTTCCTGCGAAGTTGCGGTGCCATCTCTAAGCCGCTGCTCAACCAGATCCATAGCCAAAGCACACAATTGCATTTCTCTTGCTTCCGGAGTAATAGCTTTTCGCATTCTCTTCGGAGCCGAGTCATCCATCGCCGTTTGTTTCTTTTTCGGCATAATATGCTATTCCTCCTTTCAATTGCGAAGTATCAGTGCTCCGAATGACCTACAATGATGTGTGAAAGGAGTATTGCTATGGCATGTGGAAAAATACAAATACAAGGAGGGTAATCAACTGCACAAAAGCACACCATTGTAAGCCTTTCGGAAAACTGATAGATGGGAAATTGGAAATGTGGGGGTAAAACATTTTTTGAATATAATCCCCCGGAGAATTTTCAAAGACCGGCGCGATGCCATAGGGGGTGTCTTTTAAACGACCCCCTCCCCTATGCTTTTAATATAATAATGTGGCTGATTATATATGTGATTATATGTTTTTCATAAAACAGTAAAAACGTCAGCACAATTACATTAAAAGCATAAAGTTGGTTTATGTCACAAAATCTTTTGTAACCAAAGTTATTGAACTATTTGAAAGCACAATTCAATTTTGGTTTAATGAATGTTATTGGCCAATCGATTTCAACAA